CTCCTATTTGCGGAGAAATGTTAGCATAATAGAAAGTCTGCCGGTTAGCATCTCTGCAATATACCCGGTCTTCACTCGCCACAAGATGTCCTTTGTCGTACCCGTCACTTTTGTGCATGCTTTCGGTCACTTCCACAGAATTGTCAATATTAGGGTCGTCCTGCTCCCACTCATTCTTTCTGGATACATTGTCCTGACTTGTCCACTGGTCGAAACTGAATGCCACCCATGCCGAATGCTTCTTCTCAGCCACATACTCCAAAGCAAAATTCACACGCTGGCTATTGTTAAAAGTCACGTTGTATGCCACATACTGATTGCTTTCATTCAAAGCGGGAGTTTCCATATTCATCGCAGACGGATACTTGGATTGATAACGGAAATTTGAATTAGGGTTAGGGCCTTCGCTTTTTGTATCGATTATTAGATATTCTACCCCTATTTCATTACCCATAATATAGGCTACACGCAATTTCAGGTAATGATAAAAGTCCGGTTTTTCATAACGCACCCAATAAGTATTTCCCAAAGTTACAAGCGCTGTTTCTGCCCAATTTTCATTGACGGGAACCGTAGTCATGGCATCCAGCCTGCTTTCGGAAGCTTCGATAAAACTATAAGAATCTCCTATAAAAGATTTCTCGTTAATATAGAAAGGGGAATCAAAGCCTGAAGGTTTAAGCACACTGAACTCTATATTAGGATTTTCATATCCTTTCAGTATGGCTGTGGAAGTGCCATTTTCGGTATTTTCAATATACCCATTCGCTTTTACCAGCGAATCTCCCTCATTGTCACATGCCGCAAAACAAACGGATATGAGCAATCCTAAAAGACAAATTGCATATTTTTTATTCATCATAATCATTTTTCTATCAGACAATAAGGACGGCTCACTTTACAAAATACAAAATCTTTGTAAGAAAACCGCCCTCACTAATTATATACTCACTCTATTATCATCTTTTTGCCAAAGAACCTTCCACGTATTCAAACTTGCCATCAGCAACAAGTTTATAAACTACCGTCCAATTCTCAGCAGTACCCGTATACACACCAAAGTTTATGGTATAGAATACATCGACACCGTCCACCATTTTTGCATCCGGATTCAAAGAGGCAAGAACCTCTCCCATTACTTCAACAAAGCGTTTCTGAAGCAAAGCCACAATATCAGCATCTGCCATTGACTCATACTCTGCGGGATATTGGTTCTTGGCAGCACTCGGACGCCAATCAGCATTGCCCTGGTAAGCCGAAGCACCGGTATAATACTCATTATTTCCATAGGTTGTCACATATCCTTGTCCTTTCACCATGCCGTTGGGAACATCCACATTCTCCCATACCCAATCAGTCATAGCCTGATAATAAACTGATGACACTGGCTGGTTCTTTCCTACCGGTAACTCCAGAACTACACTCGGGTCGTAAACCCAAGCTCCATTGGACTTCACAAACTGATCGACAAAGCTAATGGCCTTTTGTGTCATAATCCATTCGGCTCCATTGTAAATCAATTCCTTGGCAGCCACAGCATTTTCGGCAGAAGCATAATAAGCCACAGCTATCACATCTTCCTCTTGTGCATAAGGATATGCGTTTTTCAAGTAGACAGGGAGCACAGTTGAAGCCGATGTCAAATAACCCACACCTAATGAGGAGTATGCCTCCGGTTGCATTACATCAAGTGTAATGCCATTCAATGCGTGTTTGTTCCAACCTGAACCGTCATAAGCATACAAAGCCGTACGGTTGCAACCATCGGCTGAGCGAGTAGAAGCCATACCGTATGCAGAAACTGACATAGCTGCTTCTGATTCAGGAATTTGCTTAAAGATTTTCACATCAGCATAATAACCGTTTACAGGTTCTTTTACTGCAATGTTATATACTTCAAACGTAGGAGCACATTCCGTAGTACTCTTATACATAAAGGCCAGACGGACTTTCTTTCCTGCATAGGCAGAAAGATCTATATCACCCGAATTCACAGCAGTCCAGCTTGACCCACTTCCCCAAGTGATTCCCTCTACAAGAGTCTTGGCAGCAGTCTGCACGTCATCTGTATAATCAGCCAATATATAAGCTTCAACATATCCTGCGCGCTCATGGCCCTTCAAGTGATTAAGAATATTATCAAAAGAAAGCACCGGCTTTGTTGCTTTAGACAAATCTATTTCGGGAGACACCAACCAGCTTTCAGTCGGATTATTCTTATTATTGGCATAAGCTCCTGCCTTCCAATAGCCGTATCCGGCATCATACTTCCATACATACGAAACCTCCTCCAACGCTATGTTCTGCGCTTTGAAGTCTCCGTCATTCACTTTCATTGAAGCATTCAAATACTCTCCAAAAGATGTACCAGGATAGCAACCGTAAGAGTAAGTTCCTCCTTTTTCATAGAAGTTCAACTTCACGGTCTTCTTGTTTTTGTCGTTAACCAACGTAAACATTCCGTCTTGAATAGGCTGGAACACCCAATCGGCAAAAGCATTATCAGGAATCGTAGCACCCAGATTGAAACTATTATAGGTACCCTGCTGATAAATGAATTTTCCATCAGGACGCTGCAAGGTATATCCTACGCTCGAAGGTGCAACTGCAATCACATAATCCGTTACATCACTGGTAATAAATCCATTTGTCACGGTGACTGCTTCACCTGCCATATAGCCATAATTCTTTGACTCATCTTGCAACTTGCCGAAAGGTATCAGATTGCCTTCCTTATCAGGAGCCACAATCACATAGTTGCCGCCTTCTTCCGTAATCTCCGATACTTGCTGGTAAACCATCTTTTCTTCACCTCCGCCAATGCTCGGCTCGGTTTCCGAATATGCATAATCTACCATTACCATATCTCCTTCGGCCGCATCCTCCATTGCCTCACCCAGCAATTTTGAAATCCGGTTTTCTGTTTTGGGAGACAAAAACGGCGCTTTTACAGACTCTCCCCACACCTTGGCATAGTCATCTGACGTCAGTTGGTAATGTTTAGCTCCTCCTATAGTTGCCAGATATTCCGGTTCTCCCACCAGCTTACTATAAGTCACTTTGATAGCCGACTTATCATCTGCTGTAGGATAAGTATCAGATAAGAAAGCCGGTATAAATTTGGATGCCGGAATTTCATCCGTGAAATATTTATCATTAGTCAGTTTGGACAACGCATCAGATAAACCAAGAGATTCTGCCAATGCCTTATTCGTTTTATTAGTGGCTATTGCCTTATAGTCAGCATCCAGAAGCGTGTACTCAATTTTCTTTATATCTGTTACTTCAGGACGTTTAAATCCATCCAATTTGTCCTCGTTCCAATCGTCATCACAACCTGCAAGCACCAGCAGAGCCGCAGACATATATAACCATTTATTTATCTTCATATCTCTTATGCTTTTTAGGTTTCATTTAGAAGTTTATTTTCAATCTCAAGGAATAAGTACGCCCGAAAGCATAGAACACACGGTATGCACTGTCCCAAGTACCAGTTCCTCCATCATAAGCATCCACAATATAATGGTAGTTCAATAAATTATTCACATTACCATAAAGAGTAGCATTACATTTGCCAATATTAAATTTATAGCTTGCATTCAAGTCGAATTGTCCTCCGGAAGGAACTTTCCAAGGATCAACTACATTAAGTTCTCCCGGAATGATATTACTGGACGAAAGCTGATAGTCAGCATAAAGATTAGCATAATAAGTGTAATCCAAACCTACACGCAAATCCTTAGTCACTTTCGCATTCAATCCCAAAGCAGCCGTAGTCTGTGCTGAACCTCCTACTTTTATTCCCTTTTGCTTCAATGTAAATTTAGTATGGTCTTCTGCTCCAATACCGGAAGCTACCGTACCTTTAAGGTCTGCCAAAGGATCGCCTGCCGAATTATAAAAATATCCAGTTGCATTGCTGTCCCACTTCCAATCACCAACAGAAACCATGCCTGTTACATCCAACCAACGGAAAGGACGGAATTTCAAATCCAGTTCCACTCCCATATGCTTGGCATTCACGCCTGCCATATTCAGCATAAACCGGTCGTCCGTTCCATCTGCCGTCGTATAATCACCAGTCTTGGTTGTAGTCTTATCCAACCATTTAGTGAAATAAGCATTCAAATTAGCACTGAAAATACGGCTTTTGAAGCCATATCCTATTTCTGCCGAGAATATTTTTTCATTAATGGCATCAGGATTCGTTTCATTACTTGTGGTACTATTCAGGAATGCTCCTCCTGAGAAGAATGGAGCACGACTGATATAACCCACATTAAAGAATACATTGTGATTTTCTGTCAAGTTATAGTTAGCACCTCCCTTGATGGTATAGCCTAAAAAGTTTAATTTTTCACTTTCCGCATGTTCCTTGTCATAATAGAAACGGTCATAACGCCAATATCCGGTGTTACTCAATGAACCAGCTATAAATGTCGACAGTTTATCCTTATTGTATTCCGCTTGGAAGAACACACCTTCACTCATCACATGACCATCATAATCACGGTATACGACATCACCTACACCCAACTTTTCATATTGCCATGAAGGATTAGCAGCAGCAGCGTTATTAGCAGCTTTCACACGACCGCGATAATAAGAGTCAGTATAATACTCCCCATTGTAAAGGTCGGTAATTTCATTGGTATGAATACCTTTATAATAACGGAAATCAATACCGCCATAGAAATCAATACTTTCGTTTATTTTAGTTGTGTAAGTAGACAGCAAACCGTACCAACGGTGAGAATTCTTAGACTTAGACATCACCATTACAGAACCGTTTTCGCTTTGCTCATTCAAATCTTGAATCTTATCATAAGCAAATGTACCATCCGCATTACGGAAAGTTGTATTCAACACGCCATTGCTGGTTCCATACCAATTATTAGAATCCGTGGAAGTCTGTCCCAAACCTTTATTACCGCCACCTTCACCGATTGACACATAAAGAGCAGTACTCAATGAAGACTTAGCGTTTATTTGCCATTGGTGGTTCAAGCTTATCTGAGGTTTATGATAGAAATTTTTTGCAGAAGCCTTACGTTCACCATTCTTTCCAAAACCATAAGTAGGATTATAACGATATTGTTGACCATCAGGCATGTATTTACGCACTTGCTGCCAACCTTCAACTGTAAGTCCGTCATATTGAGAGCGTTGATTGTGCCACTGCGGAGCGCCGAAACCGGTCAACGCCAATGTATGGTTATCGCCCAATTGCTTGGATATATTTACAAACCAATTATAGCCTTCGAATTCCGTACCTTGGATATAGCCATCACCCCAACGTTTTCCGCCAAGAAGTGTAAATGCCCATCCACTTTTGGTCAACCCGGAAGAAACATTGAACATGATGTTGTTCATTCCATCATTTCCTATACCATACGAAACACTTCCTCCCTTCTTTTGATCAGTGGTACGTGTCACGATATTGATAGTACCACCTACCGACGGCGAAGACACCTTCGACGCTCCAAGACCGCGTTGTGTTTGCATAGAACGGGTCACGTCGGAAAGACCTGCCCAATTGCTCCAATAAACACCGCCCCACTCCATATCATTAACTGGAACACCGTTTACCATCACACCGATATTAGCAGCTTGGAATCCACGCATATTGATTTTTGAGTCACCATAACCACCACCATTTTTAGTTGCATAAACACCCGGAGTCGCTTTCAAAATCTCCGGAAATTCCTGCGTTCCCAACTTTTCTTCAATGTATACAGGATCAACCGTAGAAAGAGCTACTGGCGTTTTGCGGACAACTGCCACTGACGATGTAATCACTACGTCCTTCAGCATCACAGCATCCGGTTCCATTGGGATAGCACCCAAATCCACAGAAGCGCCCTTCTGCGTAATCTTCTTCTTCTGGTCTTTATAACCCACGTACTTGAATAGTAATGTCGCATTCGAAGCAACGCTTTGCTTGAAATAGCCATCAATGTCGGTCACCGATCCTTGTGTAGTACCTTCCACCATGACGGCGGCACCCACTAACGGTTCACCTGTTTCTGAATCAACAAGCTGACCTCTCACTGTAGTCTGAGCAAATGCAGCGGCACTAAATACCGACAACACTGCAACCAACAGGAATTGAATTAGATGTTTTCTCATAATTCTGTTTTTTGTTAATAGATAGTGTTAATTAAACATTAATTTATGTTTTAAGTCGCAAATATAACTAATAAAAACGAGATTAATGTTATATTTATGTTACATTTTTTGAAGGTAGAAAGGCTTTTTTGAGATATTTTTAAACAAAAAAAGCCCTGCATTCTACAGCAGGGCTTTCGTATTGTCAACAAGTAAAAGAATATACTTTCAAATTCGCACCGAAATCAATCATTCATGAGCTTTCTATAACGTACACGGGTGGGTTCTTCTTTCCCAAGACGTTTCTGTTTATTTTCCTCATATTCTGAATAAGAACCTTCAAAGAAGAACACATTGGAGTCTCCTTCGAAAGCGAGGATATGCGTACAGATACGGTCAAGGAACCAACGGTCGTGACTGATGACCACAGCACATCCGGCAAAGTCCTCCAAACCTTCTTCGAGGGCACGGAGCGTATTCACGTCGATGTCATTGGTGGGCTCGTCCAGCAACAGCACATTACCTTCCTCCTTCAGGCAGAGCGCCAGATGCAAGCGGTTGCGTTCACCACCGGAAAGCACCCCACAGAGCTTTTCCTGGTCGGCACCGGAGAAGTTGAAACGGGACAGATAGGCGCGTGCATTAATGTCGCGCCCTCCCATGCGAATCAGATCGTTTCCGCCGGAAATGACCTGATATACGCTCTTGTTGGGGTCGATATCCTTGTGCTGCTGGTCCACGTAGGCAACCTTTACGGTCTCCCCCACCTCGAATTCGCCTTTGTCTGCCTTTTCCAGTCCCATGATAAGACGGAAAAGCGTAGTCTTACCGGCACCGTTAGGGCCGATGATACCCACGATACCGTTGGGTGGAAGCATGAAGTTGAGGTCATCGAACAACAGTTTGTCACCGAACGCCTTTGCCACATGCTTGGCTTCAATCACCTTATTACCCAGACGGGGACCGTTCGGGATAAAGATTTCCAGCTTCTCTTCCTTCTCCTTCACATCCTCGTTCAGCAATTTGTCGTAGGAGTTCAGACGCGCCTTTCCCTTTGCCTGACGGGCCTTGGGAGCCATGCGCACCCACTCCAGCTCGCGTTCCAGCGTCTTGCGGCGCTTGCTGGCGGTCTTTTCCTCTTGCTCCATGCGCTTGGTCTTCTGTTCCAGCCAACTGGAGTAGTTACCTTTCCAGGGAATACCTTCGCCACGGTCCAGCTCAAGAATCCAGCCGGCAACGTGGTCGAGGAAGTAACGGTCGTGCGTTACGGCAATCACCGTACCCTCGTACTGCTGCAAGTGTTGTTCCAGCCAGTCGATGGATTCGGCATCAAGGTGGTTGGTGGGCTCGTCAAGAAGAAGCACGTCGGGCTTCTGCAACAATAGGCGGCAAAGGGCCACACGGCGGCGCTCACCACCGGAAAGATGTTCTACGGACTGGTCTTCGGGCGGACAACGGAGGGCGTCCATGGCGCGTTCCAGCTTGCTGTCAAGGTTCCAGGCATCGGTCGCGTCAATGATGTCCTGCAACTCGGCCTGGCGGGAGAAGAGCTTGTCCATCTTGTCCTGGTCCTCATAATATTCGGGCAAGCCAAACTTCTGATTGATTTCCTCGTATTCTGCCAGCGCGTCCACAATGGGCTGCACGCCTTCCATTACAATTTCCTTTACGGTCTTGGTGGGGTCGAGGTACGGTTCCTGGGCCAGATACCCCACAGAATATCCCGGCGAGAACACCACTTCGCCCTGATAGGACTTATCCAATCCGGCGATAATCTTCAGCAGGGTCGATTTACCCGAACCGTTCAGACCGATGATACCGATTTTTGCCCCGTAGAAGAACGAAAGGTAAATGTTCTTCAGTACCTGCTTGTTGTTCTGCTGAATGGTTTTATTCAGCCCAACCATAGAAAAGATAATCTTTTTATCGTCTACTGTTGCCATGTATTTAATGATTAATGTTCAGTGATAATGATTAATATCAAGGATTGATGGGGACAAAGATAAGAAAAAAGATGATATTATTTTGCAAATTTCAAAAAAGTATCTATCTTTGCACCCGCTTAACAGCAATGAAGGATTGAATCGCTAGCTCAGCAGGTAGAGCACAACACTTTTAATGTTGGGGTCTTGGGTTCGAGCCCCAAGCGGTTCACAGAAAGGGATTACAGTTTCGTAGTCCCTTTTTATTTATTATCAGCATTTTAGGTAATTATCAATGATTTATAGGAGAAAAAGCGGCATTTCCATTGTTTCATTTTAGCTCATTATATTTCATTCTATTTCACTAAATTTGCGGCAAATGTGATACCCTTGTGTGATACCAAATCTTTAAAGTCATGAAGTACCCTACAGCAAGATTCGTGTTTGACCGGAAACATACGGCAAGCAAGACTACAAAAGGAACCGTTCAGATAGAAATAACGTTTGAACGAAAAAGGAAGTGGCTCACCACGGGAGTTCGCCTATACTCTGACCAATGGAGCGAAAAAACTAAAGTAAGGAACACCGTCCAGTCCCTGGACCTAAACGAAAGGCTCGATGCGCAAATGCAGAACATAAATGAATTCATCAATAGCCTCATAAAAAAGAAAGAGGAATTCAGCTTTGACAAACTAGAGCATTTCCTAAAGTATTCCCAGCACAAAGAAAGTTTCATAGACTTTGTGAGACGCAGGGTCAGTGAAAGGACGGATTTGACAAAAGGAACACTCAATACACATGCCTCACTGATTAATTCCCTGGAAGAGTTCGGAAGGATAATCTATTTCACCGACATAACCACAGCCAACATAATGTACTATGACGATTTCCTCCATAGGAAATATACCAAACAGACCACCGTACATGGATATCACAAGCGGCTAAAGAGGTATATAAATGAAGCTATGAAATATGAGCTTTTAAACGAGAACCCATATAATAAGCTTAAATTCGACAGAGGAAAGAGCGAAGGGATAAAATACCTCACCCTTGAGCAAATAACTCAGATACAAAGGCTGAAAATATCTTCAGAAAGCATTGAAAGGGTACGGGATTTGTTCATTTTCCAATGTTATACCGGACTATCTTATGCAGACTTGTTCAAATTCGATTTCAGCACCGTAACCAGGAAAGGGAATAAGTTCTTCATAAGGGATGCAAGAATAAAAACCGATGAAGAGTATTTCATAATGCTGCTCAAGCCCGCCATTGAGATATTGAAAAAATACGAGTTTAATCTACCCAAAATAAGTAACTATCAGTACAACTTAAGATTGAAGGTCGTTCAAGAAATAGCAGGAATAAAATTAAGTCTTCATTCACACATGGCTCGGCACAGCTTCGCTGTAATGGCATTGAATATGGGCGTATCAATCGAAAACCTTGCCAAAATGATGGGACATACAGATATAAAGACAACCCAGATATACGCTAAGGTACTGAACAAGTCAGTACAAGAAGAATTTGAAAAGATGGATAGCAAGCTATAAGCAAAACAACCCAGTGGGTTAAATTCAACCCAAAACAAGCGAAACAACCCACTGGGTTATATAAACTTATTGCTGTTCCATGAATTCCTTCAATCTGTACAGCCTGTCAATCGCCGGATTGTAGAACGGGTCCGGATAGTGCTGGTTGATGTCGCAGATGTTGGCGTGGACGTACATGGAAGTATCGATGATGTGTTCCGATTCGCTTAATGTCACTTCCTTGGGCAATTGGGCTGTTTGTGCCCAATGGACGATAGCTTTCACGCTTTCCTCGTCG